ATTTTAGAGGCACAAGCGGCATATCCCTCAACACCTTGATGTCAACGGGTCAATCGTTGTCTGCCACATTCTTGGTGACAAACGGCGCTACGGCCTACTACAACTCTGTTGTCCAAGTTGATGGTTCTACTGTTACTCCAAAATGGCAGGGTGGAACTGCACCGACAAGCGGTAATGCAAGCTCAATTGACAGCTACACCTATGTGATTATCAAGACGGGCAGCGCTGCGTTTACTGTGCTGGCCTCTGTAACTAAGTTCGCATAATGCCACGCTTATCTAAAATTGGTGCTGCTGCGCTTGCCGCCTTTGGGTGGACAGGGGATGCTGGTGTTAGTGTAAGTTTTCTTGTAGTGGCTGGTGGTGGCGGGGGTGGTGTTGGTAATCATGCGTCTAGAGGTAGCGGCGGCTCTGGTGGTGGGGGAGGTGGTGCGGGTGGATATAGGACGGGTACAGAATCTTTAAACCTAACTCTGTCATACACAGTAACTGTCGGTGCTGGCGGTGCTGGCGTTACAAATAACTCTGGTTCTAACGGAAGTAATTCGGTATTTAACACAATTACTTCTACTGGTGGCGGTTTTGGTGCTGGAGATGCGGCTTCTACAACGGCTCTTGCTGGTGGTGCTGGTGGATCATCGGGTGGCGCAGTAGCTTGGAATTTTAATGGCACTCTTGCTGGAACTGCATCATCTCCATCCGGTGAAGGTAATGCTGGAGGTGGAGTAACAGGAACTGGAGGCAACCGTGCTGGTGGAGGTGGAGGTGGTGCAGGTGCGGCTGGAGGACAAGCTAATTTAGTTACCCCTGCTGGAGGTAATGGAGGTGCTGGTACAGCATCAAGCATAAGTGGTTCAAGTGTTACTTATGCTGGTGGCGGTGGAGGCTCTGGTTCTACTTCCGGAAGCGGCGGTGCGGGTGGTGGTGGTGCTGGATTAGAGTCATCAGCAACTGTTGGAAACGCTGGAACAGCAAATACTGGCGGCGGCGGCGGGCGACTGCAAAGAGATGCTGGAACAGGCACAGGCGGTGCTGGCGGCTCAGGCATCGTCATCATCTCATACATAAGCGCAACACAATTATTTGGCGGTGGAACTGTTACCCAATCAGGCGGTAACTTCATTCACACATTCACATCTTCTGGCGCACTTAGCCCTTTGTCATCTGTAACAGCAGACTTCTTGGTAGTCGCTGGTGGCGGCGGTGGCGGTGCGCTAGTTGCTGGCGGTGGTGGTGCTGGAGGTTTTAGAACATCCGCAGGAACATCAGGTGGTGGTGGATCTGCCGAAACAGCATTAACTCTTGATACCAATTCAATATATACGGTAACAGTCGGTGCTGGCGGTGCTGGCGGTACTATATCTACTGCCCGAGGCACAAGCGGCGGCAATTCATCAATTTTTAGCATTACTTCTACTGGCGGTGGCGCTGGTGGTAGTGAAGACCCAGCAGTAAGAACTGGATCGTCAGGCGGCGCTGGCGGTGGCGGTTCTACGCCATCCGTGGCTGGCGGCGCTGGTACAGCAAACCAAGGTTACGCTGGCGGCCAGGGCGGTGGTGATGGAACTACATACACATCAGGTGGTGGCGGTGGCGGTGCTGGCGCTGTTGGAGTGAATGCGTCAACTGTTTCTTCCCCAAAAAATGCTGGTAACGGCGGCGCTGGTGTCGCATCTTCCATTTCGGGTTCTTCTGTCACCTATGCTGGTGGCGGCGGCGGCTCAATAAATAACGGGTATACCGCTGGCACGGGCGGCTCTGGCGGCGGCGGTAACGGCGCTAACACAAACTCAACATCGGGGACAGCGGGGACAGCCAATCGTGGCGGCGGCGGCGGTGCTGGTGGCTCTAGTGATGCAGGTGGCGGCTCTGGCGCTGCTGGCGGCTCTGGCGTAGTCATCATCTCTTACGCTGGCTCACAAGTATTTACTGGCGGCACAGTCACAACTTCTGGTGGCAACACGATTCACACATTTACTTCTAGTGGGTCTTTAGTTCCCCTTTATGAGGTTAACTACTTGGTAACTGCTGGCGGCGGCTCAGGCGGTTACGATACCGCTGGTAACGCTGGAGGAGGAGGCGCTGGCGGTTTGCTTACTGGCACAACTTCTCTTGCCCCTACAACGGTATACACAGTAACAGTTGGAGCAGGGGGCGCTGCACCAACAGCAGCTAATTCTGTGGGTAACGATGGTTCAAATTCTCAATTTGGAACTTTAACCGCGTCTGTTGGTGGTGGTGGCGGTGGCACTTACAGCAACTTTAATGGTCGTTCTGGTGGTTCTGGCGGCGGTGGCGGTCAGACATCAGGCGCTGGAGGTGCGGCTACTTCTGGGCAAGGCAATGCCGGAGGAACTAACTCAAGCATTGCGGGTTCTGGCGGTGGTGGTGCGGGGGCTGTTGGTGTTTCGTCTTCTACCGCACTAGGTGGTGACGGCGGCGCTGGTAGTGCAAGCAGCATTTCTGGAACGTCTACCAACTATGCTGGCGGTGGCGGTGGTTCAAACCACGGTTCTGCTGGTTCTCAAGGTGGCCTTGGCGGTACAGGCGGTGGCGGTAATGGTCACTACGGAGCAACTGCGGGTCAGGCTGGTACTGCAAATCTTGGCGGCGGCGGTGGCGGCGGCGGCGAGACTAGAGCAGCAGGTGCTGGAGGTTCTGGCGTGGTTATTCTTTCAATTCCAACGGCTAAATACTCAGGCACAACCACAGGCTCACCAACAGTCACGACAAGCGGTTCAAACACAATTCTGACCTTCAACAGTTCAGGCTCATATACAGGGTAAGGAGAAATAAATGTCACATTTTGCAAAAGTAGAAAACGGGATAGTCACTCAGGTAATCGTTGCCGAACAAGACGTTATCGACTCAGGCATCTTTGGTCACGGCTGGGTGCAAACCTCATACAACACGCACGGCGGTGTTCACGCCAATGGCAACACGCCTTTGCGTAAGAACTACGCTGGGGTTGGGTACACCTACGACTCAGGCCTTGATGCGTTTATCCCACCACAGCCATATCCAAGTTGGACAATGAGCGAGGAAACATGCCTGTGGTCTGCACCAACACCTATGCCTGTTGATGACAAAAAATATCAATGGGATGAGGCCGCATTGAATTGGGTTGAAGTAAATGAGTCAAATTGACGCAACAGACGCCAAACTAGCCACGCACGAGGAAATCTGTGCGCTGCGATACGAGGCTATCCAAAAGAGCTTTGAATCAGGAAGCAAGCGCATGGGCCGCATTGAATACATCCTTTATGCGCTGATTGCAGTGACGCTGCTTGGGCCAGGATTTGCTGCCGAGATGCTCAAGAAAATCCTGATGTAGTTATGGATGCCCTGCCACCAATTCCCGTAGTTCAAGCGCCAGCACCGGTTTTTGAGTGCGTCAGGTGGTCATGGTCATCTGATAGATTACAGGTCTGGTGCTTAAAGTGGCGGGAAAAAGGCAAACCTGAACCTAAGAAGGTAGCGGAAAGTGATTGATCCACTAACAGCGCTAGCGGGTATCCAAGCAGCAGTCGCACTGATTAAGAAGGTCAGCAAGACTGTTGACGATGTGTCGTCTCTTGGCCCTGTCCTTGGCAAGTACTTTGATGCAAAGTCTACAGCCACCAAGGCTGTTGTTCAGGCCAAGAAGTCCAAGTCCTCAATGGGAACTGCCATCCAGATAGAGATGGCTCTAGATCAGGCCAAGCGATTTGAGGACGAGCTGCAACTGCTGTTTATGCAGTCCGGCAAGATAGATGTTTGGAACAAAATCAAGTCTAGGGCGGCGGCAATGGATGTGGAGTCTGCTCATGACGCAAGGCGTGAGCGAGAAGCTGCGACAAGGCACAAGAAAGAGATGGATGAAGTCATTGAGATCGTGCTGGTGACGCTTGTCCTCTTTACAATTCTTGCGGTTATTGGGTATTTTACCTTTGGCATTCTCGCGCAGCGTGGGTAAGTTATGGCAGATGAACGCCTCAATCTAGTGGACAAGGTGCTGGCGTATGTCAGTAGCCCTTTCAGGCTGTTTGCAATGGTTTTGATGGCGATTTTGACCTTTTCGGGCTACTTTGTCTATACAAACCAAGAGTTGCTAATCGGGGCATATAAAGAGTCAAAGAAGATACCCTCAATTGCTGAAGACAGGGTTGAGGACGCTGCTGCCCACCTTTTTAAGCAATCTGGTGCTTTGATTGTCGCTGTCTTCAAGGTCAATTCGATGTTTGGGACGAGGATTTTGCACCGCGCCTACGGCAAGAACGGCAGGGACAAGATCAATGACGGGTTGGACGTTGGGCTTTTTACCCAGAATGCGGCCAATAATGCCGATGTGGTCAAGTTGATGGCAAATGAAATCCCGTGTAGCGAATACAAGTCAGCCCAGTCAGAGATGGGTTTGTGGTACATTGCCAGAGGAGTCGCCTATACATGCCGTATCAGTGTCCCGCCAGAGCCTGGACGCTTTGTTGGGCAAATCACGGTTGGATGGGCTACCCAGCCTGAAGACCTTGACCAAGCAAAGGCAATGCTTCAAATCGCCGCAACCATGTTAGCTAGGAGTAAACAGTGAACCCAGAATTGCAGAAGTACTACGAGGATCGGTTTGATCTGTTCTCCCGCCAAGGCTGGGCTGACTTGATGGAGGATGTTGACAACATGCTCATTCCGCTAAACAATGTGTCTACCATTGCGGACGAAAAAAGTCTACAATTCCGCAAAGGCGAGATTTCTATTCTTATTTGGCTAAAAACCCTTAAAGGGGTCAGCGAACAAGCATACGAGGACTTGAATGAAAAGAATGTATGAATTTGTCTGCGATTGCGGACAACGCACAGAGGCTCTGGAAGTTTATGAGACTACCAGTGTGCTGTGTGGATGCGGGGGGTTCGCCAACCGTGTCATAAGCGCTCCGTCGTTTAACTTGGAAGGATGGTCGGGCGATTTTCCCTCTGCATGGGGGAGATTCGACCATAAGCACCGTAACAAGTTAGCGGCAGAGCGTAAAACCGACGCATAAGCAGAAATGCCGCGTTAAATTATCCTATAACCATTTTTGGCAGGAAAAAATTATGTTGATCGACAAAGAACCTGATGAGCTAGGTGAGTTAGAAGTCGAGGAGACGAAACCTAAACTTCCGAAATTATATGAGGGGAAAAGTTTAGAAGACGTCATACGAATGCACCAAGATGCCAATTCAATGATTGGTAAACAAGCTGAAGAAGTTGGTGAAGTTCGTAGATTGGCTGATGAATTACTCAAGCAGAACCTCAGTTCTAAGCAGCAACAAGTAGAGGTTGAACCGGAAGTTGACTTTTTTGAGAACCCTCAAAAGGCAGTCCAAGGCCAGATTGATAAACATCCAGATGTTCTTGCAGCCCGACAAGCGGGTCAAGATTTCAAAAAGATGCAGATTCAGCAAAGGCTCAATGCAGAGCATCCTGACTACTCCCAAGTGGTCAACGATACTGGGTTTCAGGAGTGGGTGAAGTCTTCACCTATTCGACTGGGACTCTATGCAAGAGCAGATGGTGACTTTGATTTTGATTCGGCCAATGAATTGTTGTCCACTTACAAAGAATTGCGCGGCATCAAGGCCAAGGAATCGGGGCAAGCAGAGACTGCTGCACGAACCAAGACCATGAAAGCAGCGCAAGTTGATGTTGGTGGCTCTGGCGAGAGTTCAAAACGGGTCTACAGACGGGCTGATCTTATTCGTCTCAAAATGACTGACCCTTCGCGTTATGAAGCACTTAGTGATGAAATACTCACAGCTTACGCAGAGGGTCGTGTTCGATAATTTAACCGGAGAATTAACATGGCATATCCTACCCCAGCGGTAACAGTAACCACCGCAGCAACGTTCATCCCCGAAATTTGGAGTGATGAAATTATCGCCGCTTACAAGAAAAATCTTGTTCTGGCTAACATCGTAATGAAGATGAACTTCAAAGGTAAGAAGGGCGATGCGGTTCACATCCCTGCACCTACCCGTGGTTCAGCTTCAGCGAAAGCAGCATCTACTGCTGTCACTCTGATTGCCGATACTGAAACAGAGATTAAAGTGGACATTAACAAGCACTTTGAATATTCACGTTTCATTGAGGACATCGTTGAAGCACAAGCCCTGAACAGCTTGCGCCAGTTCTACACTGCTGACGCTGGCTATGCGCTTGCCAAGCAAGTAGACACTAGCTTGATCCAATTGGGTCGTGCGTTTAACGGCGCTACTGTCGGTACTAACGACTACGCAACTGCCACTGCGACTAGCAAAGCCTTCATCGGCGGTGATGGTACTACTGCTTACAACAGTTCTACATCCAATGCAAGCGCATTGACTGATGCTGCAATTCGCCGCACTATTCAGCGTTTGGATGACAACGATACTCCTATGGACAATCGCTTTTTCCTGATCCCTCCATCTAGCCGTAACACGCTGATGGGTCTTTCCCGTTATACGGAACAGGCTTTTGTGGGCAATGGCAATGCGATCCGCACTGGTGAAATCG